CGTTATTTGCATCACCCCAAAACGGATGCACTACAGTAGACTTGTTCTGAGATATTATCTGTGTAAGACCATCTAGATTCGTGCTATCCTTAAATTGACTAGGTGAATCAAACTCGTTCAAATTATACCCCTTGTATATGAAATCCCTAGGCTTCTGTGATAATATGCCAATATCAGAAAGGTCTATGTCAACGTGTATCTGCTGACCCCCCTGTGGTACGCCAAAGAGCATATAGTCACCAGACTGGTTTGTAACAGTCGTGTATTTCCAGTATTTCTCGTACACCTCAAGCTGTACGTCATCATCAAGAAGGTATCTCTTCCTTGGGAACGTACCAACAACCTTATAGCAAGAGTCATCGCTATAGTCTGGGAGAAGATTGTATCTTCTTCCTTTGTTATCCTTAGACATAACCTCGCTGTATGGGTATATGTTCCTAAGCTCAACTGGGTCTGATGAATCCCTCTCAATGAACACAGACACCTTTGCGTTAGGAATACCAAACGCATCATTAGCAAGAACCCTTCCAACTACGACTCCGTAGTTAGAAGAGTGAATCCTATAGGCATCCTTCTGTCTAAGCTTCAATGAGAGGATTTCAAGGAAGTCGAAATCCTGCTGCATATTCACGTTAACAAATGTGTCTGCCGTTATATTAGTATGTATTCTATAGTTCTTCTCCATTTTTTATTTAAGGAATTTTGATAACCATCTAGGTAGTTTTAAAGGTTTTCCAGCTCTGAAAATCTGGTTGTATATGAGGGCACAGATGACAATAGGTACTACGACAATACCAAGAACAAGTCCCAATAGCATCACAAATATCTTAAACAATATAATATAAGTTTTTTTCAATAGACTTTCCTCTTGTGGTATACCATATTTGTCCTGTAACTCATTAGCCTTTTTACAATTACACGCCATAACACTAAAAATTTTTACACTTATCTTACTTTACACCTTACCTGTATGTCAGTCTTTGGGAACTTGATTTCATACATCGAGTTATAGTCACCATATAACACCCTGTCTATCTGGTCAAGGTCTATCTGTTCCACTTCAGCACCTCCACCGACGGAAAATGTGCTAGGTTGCAAAGAGTCACACGCACTTCCCTCAACGATAATTGGTAGTGGACACTTGTCCGGGCTATATCCACCATTCCAAATTTTGAATATCTTCAGATTTATGAGGCTTATTACACCGTCAGTCAATGCAATCTGCTTCTCAAGGTCTCCTACGAAGATGTCGTCACCCATATCATGATTCCTCACGTCAAAGTAATCCTTCACAGCATTAATCACATTTCCTATTACGTCTGCCGTATTATAGTTTTTATCGACAAACAGGTCTACCTCTACACCGATATTGTAGATTCTACCGCTCTTAACTTCGATGTAATCGTTTATCTGTCTGTAGTTGGACATATACTCCACCACGTTCTCAGCAAGCAGCTGAGGGAGTGCGGAATCAAGTTGCCCGTCAGCATCAAGTCCCAGAAAGCTCATTTCAATCTTATTGTTAGCCTCAATCACAGTGTTTCTGAACGGAGCACCGAATTTAGGAGGCATCTGCATAAGCTTTATCTTATAATCCTTCACAGTCACCGCCCTGTTCTGAGCAGAAGTATTATATTTGATGAGATACTTAATTTCCTCGTTTGAGGGTGCATCCTTACCAGCTAGTGCAGTTGACAAATTGGTTATAGACAATGAGCCAAGGACTCTACCTCTCTCGCTACCACTAGTGTTCTGCTCCTGTCCTCCCCAATCAACGTCAGCGTTTGCGACTGTGTTAATAGAGCCTGGACCAAGGTTTGTGAGAGAACCACCTCCCACACGATACAAAACATACATAGACCACCCCTCCTTAGGCAATACGCCAAGCATATCATTATTGATAAGGTTAGAAGCAATATAGTCACCGAACGTACTCATATACTCCGGTAGAACACCATAGCCATTACTACCGCCAAATATAATTTTGAGATAACCATTATCTGTATATTCAGTTATGAATTTCTGAGTGAGTGGCTTCCACTCTCCACGATAATACCTTGTAGTCTTGACAGTGCCATTGTTTGATGTCTCAGTGTAATCTTCATAAAGATGTGGGTTATAAATGTTCACTATCTCCTTTCCGCTAGGTAGCGTATCTGTAATCATTCCAAACCTATATTGGTCAGCAAGTGAATCTGTCTCAAAGTACCTATATGTCATTACAGCTTGACCCAAGAACCTATATTCCTCAGAATCAATGTAATACTCATATATCTCTGGAGACCTAGTGATATCACTAGTCTCCTTGAATATAATCGATTCAACATTAGTTACATTAACCTCTGGAAGAACAACCTCCATAAACGGTTTAATGTCAGCCGATGTTAGTACCTTCTTATACACCTTCGTAGTGCCATTAATGGCAATTGTTGACTTTGAGATTGTATAACCAGTAACATTTCCATTGCTATCTCTTGCGGGAATTATCTTCCTATTGGAGAACCCATCGCTATTAAACTGCTCGGCGAAGTTTACGTCCTCTGTAAGCTCAAAATTGATATTTCCAGCTGAGAACAGGCTTGTTCTCTGTATGATAGGCGCATAGTTCCAGTTAGGCTGCGCTATGTTACCGCCAGTACTAGTAGTATCTCCATCAACTGGCAATTCACAGCTAAGTTCCACCTCACACATAGAACACTTGGCACCAGGTATCTTCACACCATTTGTACGCGCAAGGTTGAGAAGTGTACTCCTCAAGTTCGCACTGTTGATGTTAGTCTCCTGGTACATCCTGTCAGTATGGTATGACAAGTCATCGCCAACAGCTGATACAAGGTCAATGAACCAAGCGCCAATGCTTGAGTCGGTGAAGTCATCAGCCACCTCTGGATAATACTGATTGCTGAATTTTATGAGTTCATCCTTTATGTCAGCGAACGTTCTACTCAAATAGTTTATCTTTTTCTCCATTATAATTCTACTACTATACTGTCTTTAGTTGTCTTATTTCCTTCCGTCACACTGTATATTATCTTCACATACACCTGCTCCGGGTCTTCCTCGCTCTTGACCACCCTAATGTCATTGAGGTTTATATTCGTTGCCCACCTAGTAACGGACTCACTTACTTCCGTCCTCACAGATTCCCAGGACATACCATCACTCTGGTCGAATATATACTTGATTAGGTCAGTACCAAACTCTGGATTCCTAATCCTCTGACCCTTAGGGGTGAATATTATGTGCATAAGTTGGCTTCTAACCTTCTCAGCCACAGTCTTGTTGGCTGCAACATAATATCCCGTCTCCTCGTCGGCGAGGAATGGGTACTTTATTCCGAATAACTGTCTCTTAGCCATCTGTCATCAAAATTATTACCTATAAGTATATAAAATATAACTTTTTTGATGACATTATAAATAAAAAAAGCGAAGGTTAACAACCTCCGCTCATGTCACTACCACAGCCACCACCGTAACTGTGTCTACCACTTCCTCTTCCACAGCCGCCATAGCCATAGTCATCGTCGTCATCTGCCCCACAACCGCCAGACGGTGCTGATGCCACGTGAGGACGTGACTGATTGAAAATCTGGTTGTTGTAGCTGTAAACAGCACACCTAGAGGCAATTTTCTTTGTAATGCCGTCAACCGCATTGGTGACAGCCTCTTGAATCAGACCCTTCAAGTCCTCATCACTGATAAGAATCATCTTTGCCATAATTGTAGCCTGTTTTGTAGTTTATTATAAAGTTTTACTGGGAAATAGTTAGACCATTTCTCAACAAATTCATCCGTTATTTCCATTAGCCAATCATCTGGCATATACAGTTCCTTATACCCGTCCTCCTCCTTGTCAGACCAGTATATTCTAACTTTTACAGCCTTATATCCTCTGCTGTAATTCACATCGTTCTCAAACACTTCGCACAAAGGATAATAAAAAATATGCGGGTGAAGATTTGTACAAGCGTTAAATGTAACTAATTTCCCTTTCATAATTTTCTTATTTTGTTTATACCTTATCATAAAATACGCTTGTGGATGTGTGTCATAAACCTCAAATCCAAATTTCTCATAAAATTTTTTCAACTGCTCTTTACGTTCTTTAAAGGTTGTGTCTTTGCTCCAATTCACTGGGGTACATTGAAGCTTTATGCTAAACTCCTCACCAAAATCAGTTATTATCTCATTCAGTAACAATGAAGCATAGCCGTTATTCATCATGCCCTCTTTTGTTTCAAGCATTGATATATAAATAGAGTTATCATTTCTTAAATATAAAGAAGCATAAGATAAATTATTAGTTTCGTTTTTAAGCCAATAATTTATACCACTCACACATAAATTATTAGAATTTTCTTTTGAAATATACATATTAAAATATAATCTAAACCCAATAGGGGTGAATACTTCCATCCTCATAAACTACACCGAAGTAGTATTTTTTCTCAAACAACTTCCTGGTAGCCGCCTTGAACATATCAGACAGGTTAGCGTGTAACACCTTATTAACAAGGAAACACGTTCTCTTGAGCGTAAACTTACCCTCATACGACGGTATCCAGGGAGTGATGTCAAACTCCGTCTTACAGCCGTGGGCAAACGGTGACTTCAACTTTACATCGAACACCTTCTCGAAGTTGACGTACATCTTCTCCATATTGAACAGTTCAACAAGCTTTATGTCCTTGAACCCCAGCTTGTTATAATGCTCAATACATTTTAGAATCTCCTCCTTCTCACATAAATAAGGCTTTACCATATTAATGTTGACTGTCACTTTCTCCTTGTACGGCATTTCAGCATAGAAAGTCTGTCTGTCAAAGGTTGACTTGTGACCGCGCATCTGGTCTGCAATCTCCTCGTTGTAGTGCTGAGGAGATATTGCCATACCGTCGCACCTCTCCAGTATGAGTTTGAACAAGTGCTTGTACTTGTAACAAATGTCTGGCACTGAGGTTATTACATACACCTTCAAGTTCGTATTCTCCTTGAGAAGCATAATGAGTGTGAGTAAGTCACTCATATAAAGCATAGGCTCACCTCCACTAATGCACACTGAGCCAATGTTATCCTTATACAGCAGTATCCTCTTGTAGATTGCACCGATATTCGGTATAGGTGTCTTCTTCTCAAGCCCACGGTTCGTTGCATCTATGCAGAACGGACACTTGTTAGGACAGCTCTTTGTGAAATGAACCTGCAACTCGCTGCAAATTTGGTCACAGGCATTGACGTTATACTTTACCATTTTTTCAAACCGTATATACAATTAACAGTCCAGAAGATAAACTGCACAACCATACACCAGTCTCCAGCTATACCCCACATGATGATGCTACCTACATCGATAATCAGCCAATAGAACCAGCTGTCCCTGTACCTCAGAATCATAAGAACCTGGGCAACAAACGCAGGTATGGTGGTTATTGAATCCATAAACGGCTGCGTGTCATTAGTGAGTATTAGGACGTTGAACATTATGAGTGTTCCAAACAATGTTCCTATAGAAGTCCATATCTTCTGAGCCATATTGAGTTTTCTTGTCTCTACAGCGACTTCATCCTCGTTGTAGTTATCTAGCCAATGAGAGAGTCCGATGAGCATAGTGACAAAATAAAAGGCATTCTCGGCGATTTCTCCATACAGATTCTGCTTGAAGCAAAGAATCACATATGTGAAAAGTTGGGCAAACCCGAAAAGATAAAACGCAATCTTCCTGTTACTGCACAGGACAACCGATATAACACCGAAGACTCCACTGATAAGTGACAGCCTTGATGCATCGGTTATCCTAAATACAATAAGCTGCATAAGGATGCCAATCAATATGAAGTTAGGAGTAAAACGGTCTATGTGCCACTTTCTATCCTCAAGCTTCAATATATCAGATAGACTACTCATTGTACAGTTTGTTAATGTAATCCTTCACCTTCTCGAAATTGGATTTGAAATCCCCGTCCAGAATCTCCACCTTCTCCCAAAGACCGAAGTTCTTGAGTAACTCCACCAATCTGTTGAAGTTAGCTATACGCTCGTCGATGGATGCCTGTTTCATGTAACGGCTACCATCATCCACGAATTTGTTCTTAGGAG